AGTGCCTGCTCCTACGGTTGAGAAGCCTGATGCGGTGGATGAGCCTATACCGCAGAGAGAAGAATTTAAGCCTGCAAGCACGATTGAAGAAGCGGAACAGTATGCTCACAGATTTGCAGAAAACGTCAGCTATAATAAAATGTCTCTTGAAACAGCTAACATCATAAATCAAACGCTTTCGGAATTAATAGAACAATATCCAACAACTCGTCTGCACAGTCTTGTATCAAACGCAAAGTTAAAAAGAGCAGAAGCAAGATCAAATTTCTATGAATTGGAAATTAAACCGACTATTGGGCAATTAGAGCAAACAGCAGAATCATTAAAAGCTATGTATAATAATCGGCTTGAAGAATACAAAAAAGCTATTGAGAAGTATCCAACAATGAAAAGTCAGTATAACAAAGTAATCAAGCAACTTGAAGAATCCCTTAAATACAAGCGTTGGACTGTTGGAGATAACGAAATCAAGGCAACAATCACACATGAATATGGTCATATAATAGCTGACCAATACTGCGGACAAATATCCTCGATTAGGGCAAATCCAAAGGCATTTGAAAAAGAAGCCGTTGATATGCGTGAATTAATATCTCAGACATACGAAAAAGCGAAAAAGAATGGTGATATATACAATATATCGCAGTATGGAGCATCTGATAAGTATGAATTCTTTGCTGAAACATTTACAGCGCATCATCTCGGCGAAAAATTACCAAATTATATTGAAGATATGCTGAAAGGAGTGTTAGATCATGGAGCAGTGTAAATCATGTATGAATTATATTGAAAAGTTTAATGAAGCAAGGCAGGCACTTAATGATATTCAGCCGATAGAAACACAGTATTGCTTTATGTATAATTCTGGTATTCCTGAAAAAATAATTGCTGATAAATCTGAATGCCCTTTCAGAATACCAAAGGACGGTGATTAAATGCTCGACATAGACATCCAGATAACCGATAACAGCGGTGAGATACTCAAAGCACTGGAAGAAAAGAAGAAAGCGGCTCTTGAAGGTGTAGGAATACAGGCTGAGGGCTTTGCAAAGCGGTCAACTCCTGTCGATACTGGACGTTTAAGAAACTCCATCACTCATACAGTCAAGGGCGATGATGTTTACATCGGAAGCAACGTGGAATATGCGGTCTGGATTGAATTAGGTAGCGGTATATATGCTTCTGACGGCAAAGGCAGACAATCACCGTGGGGCTATTATGACCGAAACGGCAAATATCACCGCACAAGGGGAACAAAGCCCCGACATATGCTGAAAAAAGCCGCATCCGAACACACAGAAGAATACAAGCGTATAATTGAAGCTATTATGAAGCGTTAAATTATACGAAATGTATTGACAAATTGAAAAAACAGGTGTATAATATGGAAAAACAGAACAAAGATATACGGTGCGCTTGCGGAAAGCTTGTTGCAATTGAAAAGAACGGTGTAATATACGTTTATTGCAAAAGCTGTAAAAGGCAAGTACCGATATATCGAGAGCCAAGAGCCAACGAGCCAAGAGCCGTTGAGAAGTAACATTCTCAGCGGCTTTTCTGTTTTTATGCGGCAATTGAGGGCGAACCTTGAAAGCCGTATCCATATTATCACACTCCAGGAGAAATCTCGGAGAAGCATATAAGCGGTAAAGTAAATCCGCTGAATATAAATACCGAACGGCGAGGAAAAGCCGACAAAGTAACGGAGGTATAAGACTATGGCATTCACAAGGAAAGCACTGAAAGCAATGGGTTTATCAGATGAGCAGATAGATTCTATTATTGAACTGCACACTGAAAGCACAGATGCAATCAAGGCAGACAGAGACAAGTACAAGGCAGACAGAGACAAGTACAAGGAAGATGCAGAAAAGCTGTCCGATGTACAGAGACAGCTTGATGAAGCAAATTCCAAAATCTCAGCCGCTGAAAAGGATGATTACAAAGGAAAGTATGAATCCGAAAAGGCTGCACATGACAAGCTGAAAGAGGATATCAAGGCAAAAGAGACAACAGCTAAGAAGTCAACAGCTTTTAAGGCTTATCTCAAAGAAAAAGGATATTCCGATAATGCTATCACAAAGATCACGAAGTACGGTGGTTATGTGGACGGCATCGAGTTTGACAATGAGGGCAAGATAAAGGACAGCGACAAGCTTCTGTCCTCTATCGAGGGCGAATGGGGCGAGTATAAGCCTACTACAACAAAGGTTACTCACACACCTAACGTCCCGAATCAGACACAGCAGTCACAGCCTAAGAGCGAAATAGCGGCGAGATTCCAGAAATTGAGTGCTAAGTATGACTACGATTATTACGGTATAAAGCCCGAATCAAAGTCAGACGGTGGCACAACTACGGTAAAGGAGGAATAAAATATGTCGTTCATTCAGACAGATAATACAGCACGTTCTTACAGCCCCGGTTATTTCTTAATCAATGGCGATGAGGAATGTGTAAGAGAAACAAGAGAACTTCCGCAGTCTCTTGCAACTACTCTTTCAGACGGTCGCAAGATCGTAAAGATGGGAACATTCTTCCCTGAAAATTCAAGCAGTACAGTTGTGGGAATCGTATATGAGGATATCGATGTAACAAGCGGTGCAATGCCCGGTTCGGTAGTTACAAAGGGCAATGTATACCTTGACAGACTTCCTGAATCCCCTGGGAGCGGTGTTCAGTTAGCACTTGAAGGAAAAGGCTTTACTTTCAAAACATCCGCTCCCGATGTGGTACGTCCTAAGTGGGAGAGCAACGGCACTCTTGCTGAAATCACTCTTGCATCAACTGAGGATGAGACAAGCGGTAAGACAGTAATCACAGCATCCGACTATACTCCCGGAGCAGGTGAGTCTTATTACTACAAGGTAGGCAATGCGACAACTGCTCCTTCGTTCTACTACGGACAGGCAATCGACACTGCCTCATGGAGTGCATTCACAAGCGGTTTATCTTATACGATCACTGACACTTACAAGGTATCAGTTGTATCAATTGATGTTACCGGCTGCGTAGTTGCCGGCGGTACTGTTACCGCAGACACTAAAACAGAGGAATAAGGAAGGAGGACTGACAAATGAGTATTACATGGGCTAACGGAATTAATGGAATGCTGACAGAAGCTGAATGGCTCAACTTCCCTTTCAATCCTACAAGACCAAATGAGCCAATCGACCAGCTTTTCAACGATGAGCAGAGCAACAATCTGAAAGCAAGATGGGCATCTATCACATCACAGCAGCTTGTTCCTAAGATGGCTAAGTATCACGCTTTTGATACAGAAGCTAACAAGACAATCAGACCTACACTCGAAAATCACGAGATCGAGAAAGGTCTTATCAAGGTAAAGATCAACACATCAGAGACTATGCTTGAATGCATGGATAACAACATCACAGTTCCCGACAGACTTTTTGAGTACGTGTTCAACGATGCGAGAACACTTGCGGAGCAGGTAAAGACAAGAACTCTTGTTGCTAAGTATGAGATCATGGCAACAGGTAAGGTAACAATCGGCGAGAACAACCTTGATCTTACAATCGACTTCGGTCTTGGTAACGATCAGAAGGGCTTTACACTGGATATCGGCGCGAATTCTGACGTATTCGGTGCAATACAGTCCATCATCGATGCAGCTAAGGCGAAGGGTGTTGTTATCAATGGCATGATGACGAGCCGCAAGAACATCACAAAGATGAGACAGAATAGCAAGGTTCAGATTGCTGTTAATGGCAATATCGCAAACGGCGCAACAGTAAGACGTTCAACATTTGACGATTATCTTGCTTCTGAATACGGCATCGAGACAATTATCGAAGCTGATGGTATTTATAATCCTGATAACGAAGCATTCACAGCTTCAACATCTGTTGCATCCATCTCAACTCTGAGATATTTCCCGGAGAATAAAATCACATTCTTTGCAACAATGCCTAATGGTAGAATCGGCGCAGGCCTTTGGGGTGTACCGCCTGCTGTAAAGAATAAGCTTATCTCAGCAACAGGTTCAACAGAGGGCAGATATATCTATATCGACCAGTTTACAGAGCATGATCCTGATGTACTCTGGACAAGAGCAAGTGCAGTATTCATCCCGATTCTTGTAAACCCCGACTCTCTGTTTATCGCAGATGTAGTTGATACAGGTGCGTGATATCATGGCTTACATAGTAGTAAAGCACTTTACAGACTTACAGGATCACGGCTATAAATACACAGAGGGCGACACATATCCCCGAGAGGGATATGAACCTTCTGCGGAACGCATCGAAATGCTGTCAACTGCGATGAACAGGCAGAGAACAGTGTTAATTGAAGCAGTTCCCGAGGTAATTCCGGAGACTGAATCTGCGGAGACCGTTGAAGAATCAGCAGTTGAGGAAACAGCAGAGGAAAAGCCAAAGCGTAAAAGCCGTAAAAAGTAAATGAGAAAGGCGGTGCGATATGACCGATATCACAGAGTACTGTGAATACTGCAAGAACTTTTTCTTGAAAGACTATATCGGGCTTACTGATATCTACAAGGGAGAGTTTACAATTGAAAGCGGTGCATTCGTATCGCCTTCTTTTACCTTGAAACCGAATCAATACTTCCGAATCGTTAACAGTGATGTGAATGATGGTGTTTACTGCAATGCAGCTGAATCGTTAGCTTTGTTACAGGATGAAACCTTTACAGGTCAGGTGTGGCTTATGTCAGTTCCGAGAGCATTTGTGGCTTTATGTGATGATATAGCGGCATGGCGAACAAAGTATGAAAGTGTCGGCAATGCGAATATGTCCCCCTTCCAGAGTGAAAGCGTACAGGGCGTATACAATTATTCTAAAGAGGCAACAAGTGGCAATGGTGGCGGTGCATCCGTCACATATATGTCGCAGTTTGCATCCCGGTTGAATCCATACAGGAGGATATCGGTATTATGAGCATATTTGATAACGGCATTCTCAACGACTACAACACCGAAATAACACTGCTTGACGAAACATCATCCGTCAGCCCTGATCCTTACGGCGGCGTCGGTGGTGTTGATTACAGCTATAACAAAGGCGCAGTAATTACAGTGCAGCTAATTCCACAGGAAACACTTGGCGCACAGGTCGCAGAAGCAATCACCGAGAAGAAAATGTATACAGTCTGCGTGGATAAAGGCATATCCTTGAAAAAAGGTCAGGTCTTTATGCGAAACAAAGACAATGAAACATTCAGAATCACGGAAAGCAACACTGAAAAAGAAACTCCTGCAAGCGCAGGCTTACAGTTCAGCTATGCAAAGGCTGAGAAGTGGGAGCTTCCCTCTGATATGCCTATTAACGTTTAAAATGCGTTTTAACGGCTTATAAAAATCAGAATGTAATTATACTATGAATGGAGTGATATGGCGAATATGGATAAATTAGCGGCATTACAGACGTTTTTAAATGGCTTCTTGCCTGCATACGAAGAAAATTCAATTTACTCCTTAAAAAATCCGCCTGCATTCCCATATCTCACCTATGAGGGAGTAGATGATAACTTCGGGGATAATACCGATGTTGCTATGACCGTGAATACGTGGTATCGAGAAAGTTCGTGGTATAATGCAGTCCAGAAATCAAAGGAAATTGCTGAAACGATAGGCAGAAACGGCAAAATGCTGACCTGTGACGAGGGATATGTACTTGTAATGCGTGGTTCTCCGTTCTCAACGAGAATGGGTGACGATTCAGACGATCTTATTAAACGGACAATGTTTAATTTTACGGTCCGTTTTTACACGAATTACTGATGAAAGGAGAGAAAAAGCATGATTAATCTCCAGGACTTAGAGATTATAACAAAGGCAGATTTCGATGATATGACGTTTGACAGCGGTGTTATCGTGAAAGACTTCAACCCGACAGAAACTTTCACACCGCCTGCCGAAAGTGATCTTCTTCTTGTCACAACAGGTGATATTACAATCACCGATAACGTGACAAGGACTGATCTTGGCGAAGATGTAAACGGCATTCATTTTGCTTATGCTGAGTTGCAGGTCGTAACAGGCAAAGAAGCGGCAACAATTGCAGTCACATCACTGAAATTCGGCCTTGAAGATATCAAACGTGCACTTGGTGCAGCTGACGTTGAAAGCAATACCTCAGTTGTATCAAGGCTTGAATACAAATCAACCGACTTTGAGAATCTTGCCTTTATACAGCACAAGGTCGGCGGCGGTTATGTAGTCGCAGTTATGCCGAAAGCCTTATCAACAGGCGGTCTGTCCTTTACCTCAACAAAGGGCGGCAAGGGTAGAAATGCAATGACGATCACAGGATTCCGCTCAATAGAAGCTAAGGAAACACCTGAGATAACATATTACGCATATAATGGTGATAACGCATAAACACGAATAAACAACTGAATAAAAATTGAATATCCCCGAAATATCGGGGGTATTTTGCTATATGAAAGGTTAGTGATAATATGAGATTTAACGAAATCAAAGAAATTGATACGCTGATGGAATGCGTACCGCACGTAAACGAGATACTCGGCGATACAGAACTGTTTGCATCACTGAAAGATAAAACGTGGTTTGAAGCGGCTACACCGCTCTACAAGGCGCACAAAGAAAGCTTTGATAATCTTATGGCTATACTTGATGAAAAGCCTGAGAGCGCAGTTAAAACGCTTACAACGGTATCAAGGATAATAGCCGAGATATTCAGAGATGAGGAAACAGCACCTTTTTTTATGCAGGCCTGCACGAATGCGAAGTCTGCGATATCTGCTATGGCGAATACCGAGGAAAAACAGTCAGAGGATTCATCAGATACGTAAATGCAAAGGTTAATCAATGCAATGAGGAACTAAGCTATCGTGTATATATGACTGACTGTGCGGCTATTCTGTCACGCAGAGATAACAGGTGGTATGATATGCTTCATCCATCGGACAGCGGTGACGAATACCAGACAGCGATAGATAATTTCTATTCAGATTTCAGAGGAAAGGAGGAGTAAATAAGTGGATGTATTTGACTTACAAGCAAAGATAAGGCTTGATGACAGCGAATATAAAAACGGATTATCCGCTATAAAGGGAACTTTGGCAGATTTTGCGAAATTCTCAGCGGCAACACTCGGAGCAGCTGCAACAGGAGTTTCGGCAATTGTAAAAGAATCCGTTTCGGCTTATGCAGACTATGAACAGCTTGCAGGCGGTATTGAAACGCTTTTCGGATCATCGGCTGAAACTGTAATGAAGAACGCTGAAAAAGCATACCAGACCGCAGGGCAGTCAATGAATGAGTACATGGAAACAAGTATTCAGAGTGCGGCTTCTCTTATCAATTCTCTTGGCGGTGATCAGGCAAAGGCAGCTGAACTCATGGATTTATCCATCACTGATATGGCGGATAACGTCAACAAGATGGGCACAAGCATGGAAGCTGTCCAGAATGCATATAGAGGATTCAGCCGACAGAACTTCACTATGCTTGATAACCTTGCCTTAGGATTCGCAGGAACTAAACAGGGAATGCAGGATCTGCTTGACAAGGCTCAGGAGATATCAGGCATAGAATACGATATATCAAGTTATTCCGATATTGTACAGGCTATTCACGTAGTACAGGAAGAAATGGGAATAACAGGCACTACAGCGAAAGAAGCATCCGGCACGATCTCAGGTTCAATCGGTTCTATGAAATCAGCATGGGAGAATCTTAAAGTTGAGATATCGAAGGATGATGGCAATGTAGGAGAAGCATTCGACAAGCTGTCCGAAACCGCAGGAGCAGCATTTGACAATATGCTCCCAAGAGTAGAAAAGGCTCTTGATGGTGTAGGTGATCTCATCGTAAAGGCTGCGCCGAAAATCGGTAATAGCATCAGCAAAATAATACCGAAGATAACACCGCCACTCATGGAAGCTTCTGTTTCCATCGTTGGAGCACTCGGCACAGGCATAATTGAGAACATCCCGACACTGTTACAGACAGGCGGCGAGGTTATCGGAATGTTCGGTGATACCATCGAAAGCAACCTTCCGAAGCTTAAAGATACAGCTTTTACGCTGATATCTGACTTTTCGGGATATCTAAAAGACAACTTGCCTGCTCTTATCCCCGAAGGAGTAAATGCAGTTGTAGAATTTGCAAAGGGTATCACAGATCCATCGAATACAGGAACGCTGATAGATGCCGCATTTGATATCATAGACGGACTTATTGAAGGCTTTACAAGTGAAGATACTATAAATGCAATTATTGAAGGTGCACCTGTTATCCTTGATAGTCTCGTTGATGGCCTTGTAAAAGCTTCTGACAAACTCGGAGATGCCGCTTTGAAGATCTCTGACAAGCTTATCGACTACTTTGAGGACGAAGAAAACAGGGAAAAGATGGCAGATGCAGCCGACAAGATACTCACATCGTTGTTAGACGGATTCGCTTCTCTGCTCGGTGAGGGCGGCGAATTTGTATATAAACTCGGTGGCCTTATAGCCAATGCACTTGGAATGGGCGAATACTGGCAGGTAGGCAATGACGTTCTTTCAAAGTGGTGGGATGGATTTAAAGCTAAGTGGGATGAATTTAAGAAATGGTGGGATGAAGAAATACAGCTCACTATAAATCCGCTCGACTTAGGTAAACAAATAGGCGAAAAGGTAATAAAAGAGGCAAATGAAGCACCACCAAACAAGAAAAACACCATCGATAACGGCAGAGGTCACAAAAGACACGCAAAGGGCGGTGTATTTAACAGCCCCACATATGACAGATTCGGAGATCTTTATGGGGAAGCAGGAACGGAAGTGCTTTTACCGCTTGATAACAACACTGCATGGATGGACAAATTCGCAGATAAGCTTGAAAACAAGATGAACGGTGGCGCAGGATACACCTTTAACTTTTACTATCAGGGCGGCAGCGGAATGTCAGATGCTGAGATAGAGGAGCAGGCTAAACGCCTTGCAGAATTAAGTATATCGCAGATAAGAGCAGTGGGAGGTACAGGATTCTAATGGCAAATTACACAAGCGATTACAGCTTTACAATTGACGGAGTGTCAAGTGATGATTTCGGCATCTTTGTTAGCACATTACAGCCTGTACCTCACACACAGCAGAGGTATACAACAGGCTATACAAGAGAGCCTTTCGGCATCCCTGATGATGTGTTTGAGCCTATCGATTACAGCATTGTTTTTTACAAGTTC